GAAATCCCTTTCTCTAACGAAGTTGAACTTCGTATATCAAAAGAAAATTATTATTGTAATCCGGATTGGGATTATGCGCAATATGAACCGGACATGGAAGAAGAAGATAAAGATAATGAAGAGACTTATGTAATATGCGAGAAGGGAAAGCCATACTTATTCGTACATGAGCCGTAACCCAATCTATATTAAGCTTATCAACTCAAAGAGATGGAAGTCTTTGCGAGTTGATAAGCTCAAAGCTAATCCAGTTTGCCAAGAATGCGATATAAAAGGCATTAGTACGCTTGCAACAGAAGTGCACCACATTAAGCCTGTTGAGTCTGTATCGAATGAGGATGCAATGAAACGACTTATGTTTAGTTATTCTAATCTTATGAGCCTGTGCCATGCGTGCCACTCAGACATACATGCTGCAGCGTTCAGTCATTCTAAAGAAGCTATCAAGGCGAACAACAAACGAACAACACAACGATTCTTTGATGAGTTCCTTAAATAGCCTTAGAAAGCCCATAAAAGCACGTTTTTCTTGAATGTTTACAACCCGTCAACCTCGACCAAGAGGGGGCGGGTTTTTTCTTTTCGTCTTATGGTGTCCGAAACCCACACTTCCTTAGCTTTTTGTATGCGTAATCTTGAAATTCTCTGGGGGGTAAATCTTTTTCGCACGTTTTTATATCCTCAAAAATCCATGGAACTATTTTCTGCAAAGCATTTCTAGCAAGTGCCACCAAAACGACGATTGTAATCATACTATATAAAATAGGGGTTAAAAAGCGTGTCGGAATTAAACAAAATAGAGGCAAAAATAAAGAAGGCGTTAAAGAAGCAAGGGACATATTCGCCCTCGCTAGACCTTCTTATTACCACTTTGGCAGAAACCTATTTGCTAAAAATGAAAGCATATAAAAGTTCTTTAGACGGCAATTCAAGTGTAGACGAAATATCCAGAGAAGGTAATATTACTAGAAAGGTTAATCCGGACTATCGAGTTTTCAGTGATCTAGTCGCAAAGATTACACCCCTTTTTGACCGATTGAGTATGACCGTTCCAACACAGACGACAGATGAAAATGACCCATTGCAGGATTTAACAGATGCTGTAACTGAAGCTAAAAAGGCTAAGAAATGATTGACGAGAAGCTAGTAAAGCTAAAAGAGAATGTTGTTGTTGAACTTGCTCGCATAAATGTAGACTCCTATAAGTTGCATTTAGCGGACGAGCGATTAAACGACTATGCAAAAAGCTGTATTGCCAATCACAACGATCATAACCTTTACGAGCTTCTGGCACTTAATCGTTTCTTTTCTTTTCTGGATAAATACGATTTCAGGATAAGCGAGGTAAAAGCGTTTATCGTTTTCTATGAGCGATTAAAGTTTTCCGGCACGTCTGGGAGAAGATGTTATAAACTCACGCCGATACAAGTGTTCCAGTTCGCCAACATACTTGGCTTTTATCATAAAAACAGCGATAAACGTGTAATTCGTGAGGCTCTTTTATTTGTTCCTCGTAAATTCTCAAAAACTACGAGTGTATCAGCTCTTTCTGTCCTAGACCTTTTATTCGGAGATGCAAATGCGCAAAGCTATGTTGCTGCAAACTCTTACTCTCAGGCGCAAATTTGTTTTGGTGAAATATCCGGTGTTCTCAAAGCCTTAGACCCTAAGTTGCGACATTTCAAAATAAACAGAGAGGTTATATACAATAAGATGAAAGGTAAAAGTTCTTTCTCCCGTTGTCTTGCTTCTAAGGCTGACACACTAGACGGTCTTAACGCCTCAATGGTCATTGTGGACGAGTTTGCACAAGCTGACAGCGCAGCATTAAAGAACGTGCTTACTTCTTCCATGGGTGCACGCCTTAATCCTCTAACCGTAGTAATTACTACCGCCTCAGACAAACACGAGACCCCGTTTGTGGATATGCTTAAAAACTATAAGGCAATTCTACGTGGTGAGTTAGAAAACGACTCTATTTTTGCGCACATATTCCAGCCTGATGAAGGCGACGAAGAAGGAGACGTGCACACGTGGTACAAGGTACACCCGCATTTAGGTATAATTGTATACGAAGACTTTTATTTGCAAGAATACCAAAAAGCCCTGATTAGCGCGCCTGATGCTCTGGAATTTCGCACTAAGATGCTTAATATATTTGCCTCCGACAAAACAAAGGCATGGATTAAGCCGGAAGAAATCGAAGCGCTTGCAAAACATATAGACTTATCCAAAATCCAAGATCGACCGGCTTGCATGGTAGCGGTCGACTTGTCGGTATGCGACGACTTTTCGGCGGTAACTTATACGATCTACTCAGAGACTTTGCGGAGCTTTCACACTCACACTGATTATTACTTTCCTAAAGGCGCTTTGAAAGATCATCCAAATAAGGAGTTATACGAAAAGTGGGTAGAACAAGGCTTTCTAAAGCTGTGTGATGGCGACGTAATCGACTATAAGAAAATAGTAAATGACATCTTAGAAAGAAACAAATACCTGTGTATTATCAGCGTTGGATATGACCCTTATCGGTCGCTGGAGTTCGTAAATATGCTTTCGGCGGCTGGTGCTGGCAAGGCATTAAAGCCAGTCGGGCAGACATACGGAAATTTCACTTCTCCCGTCGAATCTTTCGAGCTTGCTGTAAAAACAGGAAAGGTGAGCTTTAACGACAATCCGATTAATTATTTCTGTTTCGGAAATGCTGTGATAGACGAGGATAGAAACGAGAATCGCAAACCAATAAAGAGATCACACAATGAAAAGATAGACGGCGTAATAACCGTATTAATGACATTTTGGCTATTCAATAATACAGAAAGATAATGAAAAATCCATTTAAAAGGCGTGCGGAACCTATACAGGAACAGCAGCCAGAGCAGCAGAGAGGTTACTTTGACATGGTAGCGGCAGCAGATGTAACGGTAAGCAATGTTGCCACTTCGGCAGTGTCAACCGTAACCGGACCGGAAACGGCAATGAAACTGGCGGCTGTGTATCGGTGTGTGAGTATTCTTAGCGGAAGTATTGCTGCTTTGCCGCTTCAAATGAAGCGTAAAAAGAACGGTTACTTTGCTGTCGATGAAGGCAGTAAGGCAAACTATTTACTTAACAAGAGGGCTAACAGGCGGCAAAACTCCTTCGAGCTTATGCGTAATGCGATTATTCAGACGGTTCATGCCGGAAACGCCTATATCTTGCCTCGTTACTTCATGGGAGAGTTAAGCGAATTGGTTTTGCTTTCTCCCGGCTCTGTTAGCTACGATAAGATCATAGACTTATATCTAGTCAGCGATCCGGTGAATAATATCTTCTACACGTTCGAGGCAGAAGAAATTATTCACCTTAGGAATGTGAGCTTAGATGGTGGATATACTGGAGTGAGTACGATATACTATGCTAGTAAGGTATTAGGCATATCGGCAAGTGCAGACAGTCAAAGCTTAGATTCTTTTCAGCCCGGCGCAACGACAAGGGGATTTATCTCTGGTGATGCTACAGCTGTTAAAGGGTTTGGAGAATTTCAAGATAAACAATTAAAAACGGTTGGCGATAGAGTGCAGGAAGAATTATTGTCGGGCAAAAAAATACTTTGGGTTCCCGAAAATATGAAGTTCAACCAACTTTCTTTATCTCCGTCTGACATTAAGTTATTGGAGACAAAAGAGTTTGGAGTGCTCGAAATATGCCGATTTTATGGAGTTCACCCCGATAAGGTTTTCGCAGGGCAAAGCAAAAATTATAAGGCCTCAGAAATGAGTCAGGTACTTTTTATGTCCGACACACTGCAACCGCTTTTAAGGCAAATAGAAAGTGAATTTTCTGCAAAACTTATCCCGGAATCGCTATCAGATAGCTATAAGATTGAGTTCGATATTGAGGCAATGTATCAGACCGATTTAGTCAGCGAAGCTGCATATATGGAGAAGACTATCCAGAATGGCGTATATACAACAAACGAGTGGCGCAAGCGCAAAGGACAAGCCCCGATACAAGGCGGCGACGTTGCAATGATTAGCTGCAATGTTGCGCCGATTGACTCGGCAAAGATAAGAGGTGAAGCAACTGCAAAGAATGAGCCACCAAAATAACAGTTAAAAACATAGTAATAAACGATTAAATTACCACAGATGGAAATACGAAGTTTTGACGGGAATGCAGCCCCTAAGTTGGTAGAAGAAAGAACAATAGAAGGCTACGCAGTGGTATTTAACCACGAAAGTCGTGTCTTGTTTGATCCTGATAAGAAAAGAACCTTTGTTGAGGTTATCAATAAAGGAGCTATTACAGAGGATTTACTTAAACGATCTGACGTGAAGGCTTTGAATGAGCATAATAAAGAAAGGCTTTTAGCTAGGTCAATTAACGGCGTTGGCTCTCTAACTCTTTCTATCGATGATTACGGCGTTAAGTATCGTTTTGAAGCACCTAACACTACCGAAGGGAATTACGCAGTAGAAATGATTAAGAGAGGTGATGTTTTTGGTTCGTCTTTCGCGTATTGGACACCAGAAAAAAATGTAACCTACACAAAGAAGCCCGACGGCACACTTTTACGAACTGTGAATTTAATTGAAAAGTTTAGAGACGTTTC